GCAGGAGTTGGGCGCGCTGCTCCAGCGCGCAGCTGCCGAGCAGGAGACCGGCAACAACGCGGGCGTGATGCCCCCGTCCTGGATCATGGACGTGAAGCGCATCGTGGACCTGGGCCGCAGGGCTATCACTGCGTTCGGCGGTCCTCGCTCGCTGCCGAGCTCCGGCATGTCGATGTCATGGCCGTACCTGAATAGCTCCAACACGGTCATCGGTTCGCAGACCGAGGCTGCCGAAGCGACCTCCGCGCGAATCGATATCGCGAAGGCAGACGGGACCGTCGAGACCTGGGCCGGGTACTCGATGATCACGTATCAGCTGCTCCAGCGCAGCGAGCCAAGCTACCGCGAGGCCTACAATCGGATCATGTTGGCCGAGTGGGGCAAGGTCACCGACGCCGCATTCTGCGCGGACCTGGAGGGCGCGAGCGGCACCACGACACAGGTAGCCGGGGCCATGCTGGGCGACAACGTCACCATCCAGACCTCAGCTGCCGCCGATGACATCATCGACGCCTCGACGCATGGTCTGAGCAATGGCGACGCGGTCGTCTTCACGGCGCTCACGGGTGGCACGGGCCTCACGGCTGGCCAGGTCTACTGGGTCATCGCGGCGAACCTGACCGCGGACGACTTCCAGGTCTCCGAGACCCCTGGCGGGTCTGCCGTCAACTTCACCGCGGACATCACAGCTGGCACGGTGGCGAAGGTCACCGACACCGGCGCGAAGTTCCGCGGCGCGCTGGCACAGGCCAGCGTGAGCGTCGAGGACGCCACAGGGCAGCCCGCGGGCATCGCGCTCGCTGGTACGGACGTGTTCCTCATGCTGGCCGGTCTGAGCGGCTTCCAGGCCACGCAGCCGAGCGGCAACGTGAGCGCTGCGGACGGGACCATGATGGCCTCGACCCTGCGCATGGAGTCGAGTGGCCTGCTCATCCAGCGCGCTCCCGGCGTGTCGGACGGCAAGCTCATCATCAGCAACCGCGAAGCGGCAGCTTGGCATGAGGACGGGCCGCGGTTCGCGACGGCTGAGGACGTGTCACAGCTGGGCCAGTACGTAGGCGTGTACTCGTACAACGTGCCTGCGGTCTATGTGCCGGCCGGTATCGTCGAGCTCACCCTGATCTAGCTCCTCCTCCTCCTCCTCCCCTGGCGGGGGCCTGGTGCCCCCTTCCGAGCCCCCGCCAGGTACACCTACCAGGAGCGCCATGCCCTACCAGCCGGTACATCAGAAGCAACTACGCCGGGGCGTCCCCGTGCCTGGGCGGACGCGTGGCTCCCGCGACTGCGGGCCGCGCAGCTGGCAGATGATCGCGGACGCGCGGACCAGGGGCCGGGTCCGACCCGGCGTGTACAGGCTCAGGCGTCGAGCGGGCGTGAGCGGTCCCCAGGCGACTAGCATCGACGACGGGCAGCGCGCGCTCAACGGGCTCCCCGTGCCTGGCCGCAAGCCACTCAAGGCCTGGCGCAAGCGCAAGCTACGCGACCTCAACGCCGCGGTACGCGCTGGGCGTCCTGCCATGGTGGCCATCCACTACGGCCACTGGAACAGGACGCAGGACAAGCGCACAGGTGATCCCAACTTCACTGGCGCGCACGCGGTAGCCATCCTCGATGAGCGGCGCCGCGGCGCTGGCATCGAGTGGCTCCTGGGTGACCCGCTCGACGATGGCCGACGCAAGGGCATCGAGCGGGGCGCGCGCTGGGTCAAACGCAAAGACGTGAACGACGCCGCCCTGGCGCTGGCCGGGGGTAACCGGAATGGCATATGGGCGCTCGTCGTGGGAGGTGCTGGTGAGCGCTGACGCAGACGCAGACGAAGGGTTCGTGGCCGACCCCGGCAGCGGAGACGATCCATACGAGCCCCAGGACGCTCCAGAAGCGACGGAGAGCGACGAAGATGAGGACTGAGCCCGTCTACACCATCGGCACCGTCATCACGGCTGTGGAGGTCGCTGTGGTGGCCGTGCTCACGGTCGTGGTCCTGGCTGCCGGATATGACCAGGACGCACCGATGGCCGTGGCCATCATCGGGGCGGGCTCGTCGCTCACCCTGGCCGTGGGCAATGTCATCGGCTACTGGCTCACGCGTAACCGGGTCACTCCCGCATGAAGTCATACGCGAGCGTGGCCGACCTCAAGGCCCGACTAGGGATCACGGATAGCAACCATGACGACGAGCTCGCGCTGGCATTGGTCAGCGCCACGCGATACATCGACCTCCGCACCGACACCGACGCAGTGGCAGACGACGACTGGACGGGCAACGCCGCCGACGTGGTCGTCGAGAGCGCACCGAAGGCGTCCTACGTGGCCGCCACGCTCGCCATGGCGGTCCGCATCCACAAGAGCCCGGATGTCCCCTTCGGGGTGGCGGGGATGAGCGACCAGGGGATGGTCGCTTATGTGCGCCAGACCATGCCTGAGGTCGAGCTCATCCTCTTCGGAGAGACACTTACGCCAGGAGTCGCCTGATGGCCGTCACGCATAGCAAGACCCTTACCGGCCCCGATGGGGTCAATCCTGACCGAGCGCAGCCGAGCGACTGGAACGACGATCACGACGTAGACCTCTCTGACTACGCGGGGCCGGACCTCCCCGGCACGGCCATCCCCGCTGACCACGGCGGGAGCACGCATGCAGCCACGCAGGCGGCAGCTGAAGCGACGGCAGCGGCAGCGAACACGGCGGACATCGCAGCCCACGCAGCCATCACCGACGCGCACCACGCGAAGTACACCGACGCGGAAGCGGTCACGGCGGTCGAAGCTGAGGCAGACCTGGAGCTCCAGGACGTGCAGGCCGACGCGGTCGAGGTCGGAGACGCTCAGTCTGACGTCAGCAAGCCGCTGACTATCGCGCGGGACGTGAACGGCGGCCACGAGTTGCTGGGCGCGTACTTCGCCTACGACAGCGCCTATGGCCCGCGTATCGCGTTTTACAAGGCCCGCGGTGGCCACGGTTCCCCGACGACCGTTTCGGACTACGATACGGTCGGCTACCTCACCGGCTATGGGTACGACGGGTCGGCCTTCCGCGCGGCGTCTGCTGTGAACTTCTCGATGGCGGCTGGCGTCGGCGGGGCGTCTGACTTCCCGAGTCGCATCTACTTCCAGACGACTCCGCAGTCGTCGGGCAGCATGCGCAACATCGCGTACTTCGACTCCGACGGCAGCCTTATTCCAGCGACCGATAGCACACACGCGCTGGGCGCAACGTCGAAGCGCTGGTCCACCGTCTACACCGACGCGATCAACTTCGGGGACTCTGACCTAGACCACTTCTCGACGGGCACCTGGACCCCGGTGCTCACTGCGCAGACCCCCGGCGACCTCAGCGTGGCTTACTCGACGCAGTCCGGACGGTATACCCGCATCGGTAACCTTGTCACGGCCGAGTTCACCATCGTGACAAGTACGTATACGCACTCGACCGCTAGCGGCACGCTTCGCGTCGCGGGCCTGCCGTTCACACCCGCGAATGCAGACGTGACCGGCTCGTGCGTCGTCGGCAATCTCAACACGTCGGCGGTCGCCGTCAACGTGGTGCCGGTCACTGTGGTTTCCACATACTTCTACTTCCTTCAGACGCGCGACTCCGCTACGCCCCTAGGCCTCTACGTCACCGATGGCACTAGCGGAAGCTCTATCTCCATCAAGGGCACCATCACCTACACCGTCTAAGAAAGGGAACCGATGGCAACAGTCAACGTCGAACGCCACGCCTGGAAGAGTCTCGAAGCGGACGGGCGCTATGGCCGCGTGGTCGTCATCAGCGACACGGTCTATCTCGACCCCGATACCGGTGGCGTGCTGAAGCGCAAGCGGCACCGCCGCCCCATCGAGCCCGACGCGGATATCAGTGGCGAGCCCGCGGTGATCAAGGCCGTGTGCAACGCCATCCGCACCGACGATGCGCTGGCACGCTGGGCCGAGTCGCAAGAGGACCAGGAGGTCTAGCGTGCCAGGCTTCAGCGCGCTCGCCTTCGACCCGGCTGGTTTCGAGCCCGTGGAGACGGACGCGGTCGCTGGCCGTCGCTGGTTGTCAGCGCTGCTCGCGAGCGATGCCATGCTGGCCGAGTGGTCGCACTACTCCGAGCCCCCTGAGCAGCTGGTGGCAGGCCCATGCGTGGTCATCGTGCCGCGGAGCCCCTATATCACCTGGGGCACGTATCGCACGGGCACAGCGCATATGACCGTATCGCTGCTCGTCCCGCGAGGCCATGGGCCAGCCATGGAGCTCCTGGAGGATGGCATCGGGGTCACCCGTGCCGCGCTGGAGGCTGAGTCTCGTGTCGAGGTCTCCGACACGGTCGACATCGACACCCTCGACGATGTCGGGGGCGCTCAGTACATCGTCGCATCGCTCAATGTGAGCGTCACATAGCCTGGAGGTCTCCCCGTGATCATCAAGTCCCCCACCATCACGCTCGACTTCACCGGGGCGAGCCCGGTAGACATCAGCGACTACGTCATCAGCGCGCAGCTGGACGTTGCCCACAGCGCGGTCGATGATCGCACGTTCGGTGCTCCGCACGCGTCGGACGCGGTCAGCGGTATGCACCAGGTAACCCTGCTGATGCGCTGGAGCGATGCCCTGGCCGCAGCGTTCGACACCTACACCGATACAGACATCGATATGCTGCTCACGCCTGAGGCGTCGGGCGGCACCATCGGTGCCACGGTGCGCTACGCGAAGGCCCCGCTACCCGATGAAGTGAAGATCGGGGAGCAGGCCGAGTGCACGCTCGTCCTGGCCGTGGTCGATGAGGTCGACTGGACGGCGGCACCCTAGATGGCCGTCAGTATCCTGGACCTCACCGGGGACCAGACGGCATGGATCGAGGATGAGGTCGGTGTGCCTGTCGATGACTGGGGAGCGGCGCCCAAAGGGCGCCTCTTCCCGCTCATCCTGGCAGCTGCCGAAGGCACCGACACCCTCACGCGGGACCAGCTGCGCAAGGACTACGGCAAGCGCCCCTTGGGCGAGCTCCTGGAGCTCGTGAGCATGGACGAGCCCGAGGGGAAACAGTCAGCCGGAAGCGGGTAGCGGAGCTCGCCAGGATGACCGGCTGGACGATGAACGAGATCCGCGCGCACCAGTACGGTGACCTGGTGGCGATGACCGACGTGCTGGAGGACGAGCGGCGCGCTCGTAAGCTGGCGCGTGGCTAAGCAAACCGACTTCGGGAACAACGTCGAAGGCCTGCGCGCTGCCATCCGTCGCCTGCCCAAGACCTCCAAGAAAGAGCTTGGCAAGGCGTCGAAGGCCATCGCTGGCGACGTGGCCATGGATGCGCGCACGAAGGCCGCGAGCCAGGCTGGGCGGGTCGGTGGCTGGGCGCTCCTAGGCCCGACCATCCGCGCTGGTGGCTCGTCTATCCCCGAAGTGAAGATAGGCGGGAAGCGCAAGATCAAGGGTCGCTCGCGCATCAGTGGCGGTCGTCAGACGGTCGGAGACCTCTTGTGGGGCCTGGAGTTCGGCGGACGTGCTCGACCGCGTACGATGCAGTTCCTCCCGCATCTAGGCCAGACCGGGTACGCGCTGTGGCCGACCGTACGGGCACGTAGCGAGCAGACCGGGCAGGACTACAGCAAGGCCCTACTCCGGGCGTTGGAGGCCATCTGATGAGCGTTGACCGCATCCTCCAGCTGAAGCTCATGGCCGATGTCTCGGACATCAACCGCAAGATGGACGGGACATCCAAACAGGTAGGCAAGGTCAAGAGCGCCTTCGGGGGCCTCAAGTCATTCGTCGGGCCTGCCATCGCTGCCGTGGGCCTCCAGCTGGCGTCGGGCCTCAACGACGCCTTCCAGGCGCAGATCAAGCACGCGCGAGACCTGGCGAACGCGCTGGAAGGCCTGGAAGCTGTGGGCAAGGGGCTCAAGCTTCCGGAGGGCAAGCTGCGCGGGCTGGCCGACGAGTTGCGCGACATCGGGGTGAGCCTGGGCGTCGGTGAGGACGCGAAGATCGTGAGCGCGCTGCGTGACATCGTGGCCATCACGAAGGACGTAGAGCTCTCCAGCACGGCGGTGCAAGCCATCTTCGACGTGATGCGCGCCTTCGATGTTGACTTCGACACGGCCAAGAATACGGTGATCAATGGGATCATCCTGGGCCGCTCCCGCTACCTGGACCAGCTGGGCCTGAGCGCAAAGACGGTCCCCGGACGGCTGCGGGAGTTCAACAAGGCCTTCGGCACGGCAGCCGAAGACTTCGCGGAGACCTCTGAGGGCAAGTGGCAGGTGGCCGCGGCTGAGTGGGATGGGCACATGTTGAATCTGGCCATCGTCATCGATGACGCGATGCTCTACCTGAAGGGTCAGCTGGTGATCGCGTGGAACAACCTCACGGACATCGTCGACGCTATCGCGCGCATCTGGGCAGGCATCGAGGACAACTGGCTACCCCCGCTCCAGGCCATCCAGGCGGGACTCGTGGGCGTCTGGACCAACATCCTGCGCGGGGCGCGCACGTTCGGTTCCGCGCTGGAGCGCACCGTCAAGGGCGTGGCCAACGCCATCATCCGCATGCTGAACGCGATGAGCGCTGCCTTCGCCTTCTCCTTCACGTTCGATATCCCATCGTTTGATATCCCCGACCCGACGCAGCTGCTCGAGGGCGGCACCATCACCATCGGCGGCGGCACGGTCGACTTCAGCCGTGGGCGCCTCTTCGACACGATCCCGCTCCTGGGCCAGGGTGGCATCGTGCGCTCTCCTACGCTGGCCTTCATCGGTGAGCGCGGGCCTGAAGCGGTGGTGCCGCTCTCGTCGGGGGGCCTGGGGCCGACGATCAACGTCTACGCCGCGGTTGCGTCCCCGGCTGACATCGGGCGTTCCGTCGTGCAGGCCATCGAGGCCTACGAACGGCAGGGCACGGCCAGCTGGCGAGGCGCCTGATGGACGGGCCGCGCTGGAGCGTCGAGGCCGAGTGGGGGACCGATGACTGGCAGGACAAGACGACGTGGGACGCAGCCCACGTCTACAGCCCCAGCGCAGCGCTCTCGTTCGGGGTCTACGTGGCCGGTCTCGATGTCACCGACGAGCTCCGCTCTGCCGGCTGGAGCCTGGGCCGCATGGAGCTCCTGGCCTCGACCGTGGGACCGAGCACGGCGAGCCTGGACCTCGCTCCTAGCGCATCGGCGGCGCCTGGTGACCGCGTGGTCATCCTCTCGACGTGGGACGTGTATTGGGTGGGCGTGGTCGCATCGTGCCAGGAGGTCGAGACCGTCGAGCGCACGACGCTCAGCTGCTCCTGTGTCGATGACCTTGCGCGTGGTGGCATGGCCGAGCTCGATAGCAGGCGCATCGGGGGCGATGCTCTCGGCTCTGCCAGGACGCTCCTGCGCATCGCGGGCATGGTCGGCCAGGTCTACGCGGATGACCCCGACGACCCGCCCGAGAGCGCCAGCGACCTCTACCGGGGCATGCAAGACACGGTCAAGCTCAAGACCGTCGACTCCCCCGTCCTGAGTACCCTCAGCGGTATCGGCTGGGCCTGTGCCTGGCAGCTGGCATGGACCCCCGCAGGGCTGCGCCTGGGGCCGTTCACGCTCTCTCACGAGCTCGACTACGGCACCCCCGTCACCGACCTGGACGACTTCCACACGATCACGCGATACGAGGACGTGGACACGGTGCGCACGCTCTGGCGCGTGTCGGGCTGGGACCCCACGACCTGGGGCTACACGAAGCGCGAGTATCGCGACCTCGACGCCGCCGATACGTATGGCTGGCGCGTGGTCATCGCGGACCTGTCGGACTGGAATGCGGACGACGCCACAGCGGTCGACCCCTGGGCCTTCGCAGCTGAGGGCGACGACACCGACGCGAGCGAGACCTTCGGCGACTACTACAGCCCCGTGCAGACCGTGAGCCTGGAGGGCAAGGCACGGGACGGCAGGCACGCGATCACACGACCGCTCCCGCTCGACTACGTGAGCGACGGTGACCCCACGCTCTCCGGAACGACCACGCGATACCGCATCCTGGCCGTGTCGCATACCGTGACCCCTGACGAGTGGACCGTGGCGCTGGACGGGGTCGCGGTCGAGCTCCCCGAAGCGTACTAGGAGACCCCGCATGAGCATCAGTGTCCCCACGGCAGGCACCCCCATCCTCGATACGTGGGGCGCAGCCGTCGCGAACCAGCTGAATACGATGCTCGTCATCGGCATGACCAGCGACCAGTCGACCAACAATAGCGTCGCGTCAGGCGCAGCCGTGACCGAGCTTCAGTGGCCAGCCACGTCGGGCACGCTCTACGTGGCGCGCCTCTTCGGAAGCTACTACTGCAACGCGACGAACCAGGGTCTCCAACTAGGCTTCACTGCGCCAGCTGGTAGTGGCATCGTCTACATGCAGATCGCAGGCAGCGGCACGGCTACGGCGACGAGTCGACACCGCACCACGGCGGGGACGGCGACCTACACCGGGCGAACGACCGTCGACTCTGCGGGCTCTAATCGCGAATGGTGGGCGGACATCCGCTATGTCCCTAGTGCGTCGGGCACCATCCAGCTGACCTTCGCTCGCGGGGGCACGTCAGGCGCTCCTGGGGTCACCCTCCGCCAGGGCAGCGGTGGCATGGTCTACCAGTTCGCATGAGCCCGCGGAACCGCCCGCTGCGTGAGGACATCCCTCCTGACGTGGACCCCTGCGACGTGCTCTATGAGGTCCGCCTCAATGACGCGCGCCTCAACGAGCGCCTGGACCGTTTCGAGCACGCATTCATGGACTATCGCGCCTCGATCAATGGTGATCACGCGTGGCTGCGCCTGTGGCGCGTGCGCATGAGCGAGCTTGGGCGCGTCCTGCTCGTCATCGTGCCAGTGGTCCTGGGGGCGGTCCTGACCTTCCACCTACTGAGTCGTTGACGAGCGCGTGTATCATGGCTCTCGGCGGGACTGGTAGCGAGCAGTCCCGGTCCCGCCGACTGCTCGACTGCTCGATAGAAAGGACACTCGCATGAAGCTCCCAGACTGGGGCGACTCCGACCATCCGCAGCGCGACGCGCGCATCACGTTAGGCCTGGCGCTACTGGCGCTGGGCCTCTTCGCGTTCATGGGCATCCAGGGATGGCCAGGGGCATGAGCCAGCGAGCCATACCTAGCGAGCATGTGGTGAAGGTCCGACTCAGTGACCGCGAATACAAGGCGCTGGTACGCCTGGCCATCCTGGAAGACCGGGCCATCCAGATGCAAGCGACGCGGCTTGTTCGCGAAGGGCTGGAAGCGAAAGGAGTTTCGCAAGGATGAACGACTACCAGGCACGCATGGAGGCGGCAGGCATCGAGACCCGCCCTATCACGGTCGACTACGTGAGGGGCAAGCGCCTCTACTGGGTGCCTGCGCGCTCCTGGGGCATCATCGCGAAGGTGATGAGCCAGCGCAGCGGGTGGACCCTGCGCAAGCTCGCGGAGGCGACGGGCTACTCGCTCACGGGCTTGATCCATGCGCTCGACCGTCTGGCGTCCTGGGGCGTCCTGTCGCGTCGCTCTACGCGTGGATGGGCAGGGCGTACGTCGTTCATCCTGAGCGACCAGGTCAGCGCTGCTCGTGCGAATGTACCCACCACAGATACTCTAAGTACTAGAGAAGAGGGTATACCCGTATCTGTGGGGGGTACATTGCCTCAGAGCGGGCCGATGAAGGCAGCGCTGGAGCAGCTGCTACGTGCTCAAGGATGGGCACCGAAGGGGGCATGATGGGATGGAACGGGACGAAGTGGGAACGGGGCGAGTACAAGCTGGAGCGCGATCCGAAGCGGCACGGGTCAGCTCGTCGCACGCCCGTGGAGCTCACCAGGGCGCCGCATGCGTGCCTGGTAGTGTGGGAAGCGCTGGACGTGGAGCCCGCGCCCCGGCACATAGACGCGTTCACGCATCGAGCAAGAGCCTGGTGCTACATCTGCGGGAGCGAGCACGCCTGGAGCGTCGCGTGCCCACCATGCTCCAGCCATCGGACGGCGGGACGCTACGCGGTCAGCGGTCCATCCTCGATGGGATCGCCAGACGAGCTCAGGAGCGTCTAGATGCTCAGTCCTGAGCAGCGCGCAGCGAGGCGGACCCGTATCGGGGCCTCCGAAGTGGCTGCGCTCCTGGAGCCATCGGAACACCCCTACACGACGCCAGCGCGCATCTACGAGCGCATCGTGGAGGGGGTCGAGACCGAGAGTAATGCGAGGATGCGCGTCGGCCAACGCTTGGAGCCTGCCGTGCTGGCACTAGCACGCCAGGAGTTCCTGCTGAAGGCCCGCGCGTGTCATCGCTCATACGTCCACCCGTACCTTCCCGTCTGCGCGTCTCCAGACGCGTACCTGACCGATGGCGAAGGCCTGGTGGAGGTCAAGGTCACGAGCGCCCTGTGGACGGATCAACCGCCCCGCTACGTGATCGCTCAGGTCCAGTGTCAGCTATGGCTGGCGCATCGTAGCTACGCACAGGTGGTGGTCCTACAGGGCTCATCCTTGCGGTGCCTGTCGGTTCAGCGCGATGGTGCCTTCATCGCGCGCATCGAAGCGGGCGTACGGCGCTTCTGGGAACGCCACTTGCGCCCGCTTCACCCACCTACCGCGCCTTCATCGCGTGATTTCGAGTTGAGGAGTATCAAGTGAGCGACGACTTCACCCTGGAGCCCATGATCCAGCCCGACGAAGGCTCCTACATGGGCACGGTCTCGGACATCGAGTTGACCGTCATCGATATGAAGGAGGGACCGACCGAGTTCGTGCGCTTCACGTTCACGATCCCCATGCCTGAGGGCGAGCCCTACGTCTGCGACGCCATCGCAGCTACCAAAGACTTCCGTGGGATGGGCGCCTATGGGAATGGGCGCATGAAGCTCACGCGCTGGAGCAAGGCGCTACTGGGTGACCCGCTGCCCCCGCTCAACCGGGACAACATCCTTGGCGCGCAAGCGGTCGTCGTCCTGGAGCTCAACGCGGACGGGATGCTGAAGGTCGCGGACGTGGTCGCTCCCGTGAAGGGTGCGTGATGCAGCCGTACACCGTGACCTATGAGCATGATCCGGAGTGCGAAGCGGAGGTGATCGCGAGAGCAGTAGAGCTCCTCATCGTGGCACGGTCGACTCCAGCGACGAAGGATATCGTGCAGTCAGGAGCGCTCGCCGTGAAGCTCGTACAGTTGTTCTCTGCCGTGGAGAAGCTACATCCACGGGAGGTCAAGGCCTGATGCCTGGGGGTGCTGCTCCGAAGCGCAAGGGCACGGCTGGCGAGCGGCTGTGCATGGCCTACCTGGAAGCGAACGGCTGGTATGTGACCCGCAGCTACGCCAGCTTGGGACCGTGGGACGTGCTCGCGATGCGGGACGGTCCCCGTGGCTGCGAGGCCATGATGATCCAAGTGAAGGCCACGGCCACGGCAAGCCTGGCACCGAGCGAGCGAGCGCGACTGCTCGCGATGGCGCACCGTGCCGGAGCGCTGCCGGTGGCCTGTGCCGTGCCGCATCCCTACGCCAGCGCCACGTATGAGGGTATGGCCTGGTGGCTGCTGACCGGCCCCGCGTCGCGTACGCCACTGCTGGGCGTGTGATTTCTTATCGGGACGAACGCAGGAGAC